AATGCGCAAATCGATTTCAGCGCGGCGAGCGCGAAAGCGCAGCAAGATCTCGCCTCGCTCACCAGCAAGGAAAAGGAGTTTCAAGCCCAAGTCCAAAGCGGGCAGCTGTTCTCGATCGACGCGGCGCAAAAGACTGTCGCAGCGCAAAAGGAAATGCTGCCCGTGCTCGAGCAGGATGCGCAGGCGATGCTCGCCCTCGCGCAGGCCACGGGCAACGCCGATGATGTCCAAAAGGCACAGGCCTACGTCGACAAAATTAGACAGCTTAAAGTCGGGACAGATCAAGTCGGGCAGTCGGTCGCAGCGCTTCGGCAAGGCGCGGAAAATGCGCTCGGAAACGGTATCAATAGGTTTCTAACCGACGCCGTATCTGGCACCAAAACGCTCAAGCAGTCATTCATCGATATGGGCCTATCGATGTTGCAGACCCTCGAGCAAGTGATCATCAAGCAAATCGAATTGAAAGCTGTGCAGGCGGCTTTCTCGGCCTTTTCGGGCGGCGGCCCCGTGGCCGCTCCCGCTGCGGCTGGCCATGCTTCGGGCGGCCACATCAAGGGGCCCGGCACCTCGACGAGTGATTCGATCCCCGCACGCCTCTCCGATGGTGAGTTCGTCGTCAATGCGAAATCGGTCTCGCAGCCCGGCGTGCTGCCGCTACTCACCGCGCTCAATCAGGGCGCGCTGCGAGGCATCAACGGACCGACTCAAGTTCCGAAGTTCGCCGCCGGCGGCGCCGTCAGCGGATCCGCGAATCAGACGCACAAGATCGTCAATGTGCTCGACCCGACGCTCTTGGGCGATCACCTGGCCACTGCTCCCGGCGAGATGGCCGTCCTCAATGTCATTTCTCGAAACCCTAACAAGGTGCGGAGTTCACTCGGATGAGCGCAACCAGCGGCACGGCTACCGATTACCTCGATCTGCTCAATAAGCTGCGGACCTTCTTGACCACGGACGCGACGCTCGTCTCGCTCGGGCAAAACTGGACCGAGCTCAAGACCAACGCGACGCCATACACGCGCGTCGAGGGCGGACAGACCAATACGATCGAGTTCGAGAGCTACCTGCAGGCACCGGGCCTCTCGACGACCGAGCAGATCTTTATCAATCTGCAGGCCTATACCAATGTAACGCTCGGGCTTTTCAATTGGCGCATGACGGGCGCGTTCGGGTTCCTCACCGGCAACACCTGGTTTTTGCAGCCGGGCATCTCGCCGCAGACCTTTATGTATCTGTGGAATTCCTCGATCCCCTATTGGTTCATCGCGAATGGCCAGCGCGTGATCGTGGTCGCGCAGGTATCGAGCAATTTCGAGATGTGCTATCTCGGCAAGTTCCTCCCCGATGCGACGCCGGGCCAGTATCCCTATCCGGTATTCATCGGCGGGACGGGAGGCGATGCCTCACCGCTCGGCGGCACGCAGGGCAATGATAATTTCGCCTCGGTGCGGATCCACTCCGATGTCTCTAACGCACATGCGGCCTTTTTCGATCCCGCCGCGGCGTTCCATTGCGATGTCGCCGCCGGCTGGCAGGTCTGGAATCACTGGAATGGTGGCAATGATGCGCACTCATCGACGACGACGAATCAGATCAACCCTTACGCGGATGACGGCTCTTTCGGCTCGGGCAACACCAATGTTCCCGGTCAGCTTAAATGCGTTGTGCAGAATATCGACGGCTCCTATCCGCTCATGCCCGTGCGCCTCGAGCAGCTGCTCCCAAACATCAACCTCGTCGGCACGCTCGACGGCGTCTTTGCGACCACGGGCGAGGGCAGTTCCTCGGGCTCGACGTTCACCGTGGGCTCGGATACCTACTACACGTTTCAGGACACTTTCCGCTCGGCGCGGCAGAACTTCGTCGCCTTTAAATTTGCTTGAGGATCCAGCATGTACGCGACCGGCACCCCGACCAGCCTTTCCGATTTTCTCAACTCGCTCGCGACCTTCGCGACCTCGGCCGGCTGGACCGTCGATCACAACGGCTCAACCTCCGGCGGCTATTACATGGCCGTGCACAAGGACTCGTGCTATCTCGGCTACAACATCCCGGCGACGAATGATCGCGTCGAGCTCTGGCCGGCCACGGGCTACGCCGGGAGCACGCTGCCGCCGGCGCAGGCCAACGCGGCGCCGAATCCCTCGCTCATGTTTCCGGCGCCGGCGGGACCTTTCACCGCTTACCATTTTTTCTCGACCGCGACCTCGGGCATCGACTACCTGCACTGCATGCTCGAGTACTCCTCCGGGAATCTCCTGCACATCCACGGCGGCTGCTTAAACCCCGTGGGCGGCGCGAGCCCGGCGACCTACGCCGCGGGCACTTGCTGGCAAGCGCTCGCCGGCGGCAACTCGGCGAATGACTCCGGGCCCGGCGGCGGAAACTGGACGCCGTTCTCGGCCGAGTCACCGAACAATGACGGCTGGCGCGCCGTGCAGCTGCGCCTCACCGTCGACTCGGTCGCGCGCTGGTTTTGGAATGGCAACACGACGGTCGGCGCGCGGCTCATCGGCGCGGTCAAAGCCAACTCGAAAAACGTGCACGCTTTCGCGCGATCGCCGAACACCTTTAATTTGCTGGCGCCTTATATTCCGCTCTCACTCTTTGTCGAGCGCGCCGCCGGCAATATTTTTAGCTACGTCGGCGATGTCATCGATATGCGATGGGTAAACCTCGCGAACAATCTCGCAAAAGACGAGGTGACGATCGGCGCCGACACGTGGAAGCTGTTCCCTGTGATCTCAAGGCAGCCCTTTGGGAGCCCGACCGCGGCGACCGGCAACTATGGTTTCGCGTTTAGGAAAAATGCTTGACCGCCGGCGTCCTCATGCCGCGGGACATCTATCCGGCCTCGAGCGGGTTTAACACCGGCGCGCTCGATTCGCGCATCGTCATGTCGCAGCCCTTCGCGGCGTTCGCGGATCCGGAGACGCCAGGGAGCGGCGCCTCGTTTGCAATCAGCTATCCGACGCCGCCGGCGCTCTCGCTCACCGGCTCGCGGCCTGGCGTCTCTTTCGAGATCACCGATTGGTATTTCCGGATCCATATCCTGCCGAACAATTTGAGCCTCGGGAATGTGGTCTCGAATGAGGTTTTCACGATCGGCGTGTGGAATGCGTGGCTCGCGACCGCGCAAACGCTCGACTCGATCGTCGCATTCGACGCCGGCGGAACCTCCCTCACCGGCCAGCCGGCGCCGCCGCTCGTGTTCGAGCCGAATCAGCAGCTCAACTACACGCTCTCGATCGATCCACTTGGACCGCCGACGATCGATGCGACCTATACGTTCACGTTCGCCGACGGCGAGGTCGTCGAGCTCTCGATGTTCGGCCAGCGCATCACGGCCTGGGCGTTGACCCCGGACTGGCAGACCCCTGTCGAGGAGCGGCTTGGATGGAAGACCGATCGGTTGCGAGCCTGGGATGCCACCGAGCAGCGCCGAGCGCTGCGCATCGCGCCGCGGCGGAATGTGAAGTTCTCCACCTGGATGAGCCAGCAGGATAAGCAATTCGTCGAGAATCAGTTCTTTGCGTGGGGCGCGCTGATCTGGGCGCTCCCGATCTGGTGGGACGGCCAGTACTTGAGCGTGCAGAGCAATCCAGGCGACATGCTGGTGCTCGCCGATACGGTGGGGCGCGACTTCGTCACGGATGGCCTTGCGATCATCCTCACCGATGCGAGGACCTACGAGGTCATCCAGCTCGGCACCATCACGGCGACGCAGTTGAACCTGGTGCGCTCGATCGTTGGCACATGGCCGACGGGATCAAAGCTATATCCGGTGCGCTCAGCGCGCCTGATGAATACGCAGCGGATTACGCGCAACAATGGGAGCAACGCCGACGTCGAGCCGGAGTTCCTCATCGTCGAGGCATGCGACTGGCCGGCCGCGACTGGGCTGCCGACATATCGAGGCGCGCCGGTGCTAGAGGACAGCCCAAGCGTCACCGACACGTCCGAGGGTTCCTATGATCGCGATACGTTCACGATCGACAATCAGACCGGCGCGATAGATGTCTATGATTCGGCCGGGATTGGCTTTCCCAACAATTCGCACAATTGGTTTTTGAAGGGGAAGACCGCGCACAGCAATTTCCGCTCCCTGATGTATCTGCTCAAGGGCGCGCAGGGCGAGATTTGGGTGCCAAGCTATGAGGAGGATCTCTCGCTGGTGGCGGACATCGCGCCGCCCGATGTGAGCATTCAATGCGCCAACTCGGGGCTAGCGCTCTATGCGGTGAAACTGAATCGCCAGGACATTCGTATCGAGCTTGCCAACGGCACGATCTACTATCGACGCATCTCCGGCGCGAGCCTGATCAATCCGACGACCGAGCTCGTCACGTTGAACACCGGTTTCGGCGTCACTATCCCGGCCTCTACCGTGCGCCGGATCTCTTTTATGGTCCTGTCGGTGCTGGCATCGGATGAGATCACCATCGAGCACGACACCGCGATCCGCGGGATCTCCGAGTGCTCCACGCCTTTCCGGGCGGTAAACCATGACATTTAGCGCTTACGAGCTGTCGATCGAGCAGGGCGAGCCGATCCTGCTCTACGATTTCATGATCGGTACCGCGCACTGGCGCTACACGAGCGCCGATCGGACGATCACGTATCTGACTAACCCTTACGCGCCAATCGCGATCTCGAGCGGCGCGGTCAACCAGGGCCAGGAGATCAAGAAAAAATCCCTCCCGATAACGCTGCCGCTCGATACAGCTGTGGTCTCGGTGCTGCAGGACTTCCCTCCCTCGGGAGATTTCCTCGTGACGATCACCGCGCTGCACTTCGATGATCCGGATCAGCAAGGTTTCAACGTCTTTGTCGGGCGCGTGATGTCGCAAAAGCAGGATGGGGCGACAATCGTCATGAGCTGCGAGCCGGCTTATACCGGTGTAAAGACGATGGGTCTGCGGCGCCGTTTCCAATTAAATTGCGCGCATGTTTTGTATGGAGTCGGCTGCACGGTCCTGCCGTCGACCTACGTCACCGCGGCGACCATCTCCTCAGTCACGGGCCCCACGATCAGTATCCCGGGCCTGGTCCCGCCGAGCGGGCTCTCCTTCGCCGGCGGCTACATCGAATGGGATTCGGGGCGCGGGTACCTAGAACGCCGCTCGATCAATTCCATGGGCGGCGGCGGAGAGACATTGAATCTCGCCTATGCGGCGCCGGACCTGGTGCCGGGCCTGAACGTCAACGTCTATCCGGGCTGCGATCACACAACGGGCAACTGCATTAGTTTCAACCTGTCGCCTCAGGATCCAGTCAACGGAAATATTTTGAACTACGGCGGCCAGCCATACATCCCGGCCGTCAATCCTCTCACCGGCAATCCGATCTACTAGGGTAGGTGCACGCATGATCTATTTCGAAATCGCGGTTCTTATTGTCAGCCTCATCCTGAGCTACGCGCTGCGCCCGAAACAGCAGACGCCGCCGCCCGACACGCTTTCCGATGTCTCGGTCCCGACCATTGAGATCGGCAAGCCGGTCGGCGTCGCTTTTGGCGAAGTGTGGGTCGATGACAGCAACATCTTATGGTTCGGGGATCTGTCCTCGCAGCCGATCTTCGCGTCGGGCGGCAAGTGACGATCACGGTCAAAATGCAGGACATACATGCTGCTCGCTACTGCAGCTCTGGCGCACGCGTGTGGCTTAAAGCTCACGGAATCGATGTGCTCGATTTCATCCGCAATGGCGTTCCGGTCGAGAGGTTTGAAGAGACGGGCGATGCGATGGCCTTGAAAGTCGCGGCGATCGCGCGCGAGCGTGCCAATGGGTAAAAGCGCTCAGATCGCAGGCTACACCTATTACCTGGGGCTGCATTTCGGCCTCTCGCACGGACCAGTCGATGAGTTCCTCGAGATCCGCGCCGGCGATCGCACAGCCTTCTTGGGCTCCGTGACCTCGAGCGGGACGATTCTCATCAATGCACCGAACCTATTCGGCGGCCCGCAAAAGGAGGGCGGGATCTACGGAAATTTCGACATCATGATGGGGGATGCGACGCAGGGGGCAAATGCTTACCTCACGGCGGTACAGGGACAGCCTCAGCCTGGCTATCGCGGGATCCTAACCGGGGTATTCAACGGCAGCGGCTCGATCGGCACGTTGCTCACCGGATTTTCCCAAAGCGGCCAGATAGGCGCCAATAACCCGTACCCGAAGCCGTGGAGCTTCAGATTCCGCCGAGCTCTTAAAGGCTGGAGCGGCGGGGCGCCCTGGAATCCATCGACCTGCGCGGTCACCCTCTCGAGCGGCGTCGTCGGCATGAATCCGGCTCACATCGTTTACGAGGTACTCACCAATCCAGATTGGGGTATGGGATATCCGCCCTCGGCCTTGGATCTGACCGTCTTTACGGCGAGCGCGACGCAGCTCTTTAACGAAGGCATGGGCCTGTGCCTGCTTTGGAATCGGCAGGACACGATCGACTCATTCCTGCAGACGATCATGAATTACACCGCCGGCGTGCTCGTCACCTCGCCGGTCACCGGGCTCTTTCAGTTCAAGCTCATTCGCGGCGGCTACGATGTTTCGACGCTTCCCGTCTTTACGCAGTCGGATGTCGTCGAGCTCACCGAAAAGGACGATTCGACACTCACCGGCGCGGTGAATGAGCTTTGGGTCAAGTACTACGATCCGCTCGCCAAACAGGAGCAGTCGATTGCGCTGCAGGCCTTGGGCTCGATCCAGTCCCAAGGCGTCGTCGTCACCGACACGCGCACCTATACCGGGATTGCGACGCAGGATCTCGCCGCGCGAGTTTGTCAAAGGGATCTGCAGGCGACCACGGTTCCGCTCAAGCGCCTGACCGGAAAATTCAAGCGCAGCGCGTACCTGCTCACGCCTGGCGATGTGTTCGTCTTTTCGTTTCCCGCCGCTGGCATCGATCAGATGGTCATGCGCGTGGGCGAGGTCGACACCGGCACGCTGCTCGATGGGTCGATCACCCTGTCGATCATGCAAGATATTTATTCGCTGCCAAGCGATACTTACATCGCGCCGCAGACCTCCGGCTGGATCCCGCCGAACAATCACCCCGTCGCGCCGGTCCTATTCCAGGCCTATGAGGCGGATTTTCGCACCGTGTACAAAGTGCTCGGCGCATCGACCGCGAATACACTGCCGCCGCTGGTCGGATATGACGGGGTGCTCGTCGCGCGTCCAGATTCGCTCTGTCAAAGCTATGCGCTCGCGACCGAGGTCGGCGGCGCTGCATTCTTTGCGGCTCAGCAGACTGAGCAATTCTCGCCGGCAGGAAAGATCGCCGTCTCGATTGGCGCTTTCGATACGACGATGACGCTCAACACGCTTATCGATATTTCACATGCACCCCTTCCATGCGCCGCGCTCATCGTCGATGGAGGCGGTGCGAACGAGATCGTCAATATCACGGCATTTAACCCGCTGACCGGGGCTTGCACGATCGCCCGAGGGTGCGTCGATACGGTCGCGAACCCACATGCCGGCGGCGTTCAAGTGTTTTTCATCGACGGCTATGTGGGATCCGACGGCGAGCAATATACGGCGAGTGAGGTCGTGCACAACAAGCCGCTTCCGAACGCGCCGCTCGGGCAGCTCGACATATCGCTCGCAACCGATATCCCTGTGACGATCGCCGGCCGCGCGCTGCTCCCCTTTCCGCCGGCCTTTCCGAAAATCAACGGCACACGCTACGATCTTTCAGCCGGAGCGACGGGGCCTTTCACCCTCTCATGGATCGAGCGCAATCGGATCACGCAGGCCGACACGATGATCGACCAGACGCACGCGACGGTCACGCCGGAGGCTGGCACGACTTACACCGTGCGGGTCTATTCCTCGAGCGCCGTGTTGCTCTCGACCTTCTCGCCGATCTCGGGGACTTCGGTGCTCATCAATTCCGGCGCGAGCGATACGCTCACCCTGCAACTCGAGGCGCAATGCAATGGCCTCACGAGCCTCGAGCACTGGGTCATCCCCGTCGCTTTCACAAACAACTCGCTCGGCCTCACCGATGAGACCGGCGTGCAAATCGATACCGAGTCGTCGGTCGATATCTTCACGGAGTAAGCGAATATGACGATCAAGATCTCTGCTCTCACCGCCGGATCCGCGCTCACCGGGACGGAGGTGTTTCCAGCGGTGCAGGGCGGAGCGACGGTTAAGCTCACCGCTGCGCAGCTCGCGACGTTCCTGGGCGTCAAGAAGTTCGCCGCGAACATCGGCGACGGTACGAATGTCGCCTATGTGGTGAATCACGCGCTCAATACGCGGGACGTCATGGTGAAGGTCTATCGCAACGGGACGCCATGGGATGAGGTAATCGTCGATATCGCGCACACTGATGCTAACAATGTGACCGTGAGCTTCTCGACCGCGCCGACCAGCAACCAATTCCGCGTTTTGGTGTGGGCATAAAGCGATGAACTTCCTGACGCGGCTCCGAGGTCTGCAGGCGCCGATTGCCGGCGACGAGCCGTTTCGCCTGGCTGACTCCGGATCCGTGCTCCCGGCAACCGGCGGCGGTGGGAACTCACCGATCATCATCGCGCGCTCGATGGCCGAGGCGCGCCGATATATCCCAGCGCCGCCCGTCAATCAGCCGACCGGCGTCACACCTGGCAGCTATACAAACTCGAATATCACCGTCGGCGCCGATGGACGGCTCACCGCAGCCTCGAACGGTAGCGGCGGCGGAGGCGGCGGCAGCGCTAACCTCACGATCGACTCGCATCCGTCGACGCCGAGCGGCGTCGGCCTCGGACCGAATGACGAATTCGAGCGCGGAGCCGGCACGGCGATTGACACGACCGGCGGCCGATATTCGGGCGCCACGGCCTGGACCGCGTTCAATATCGGCACGGGCACCGCGGTCGAGAGCGGCGCCGGATGCCTGGCATTTACGGCGCCGGTCGTCGCCGGCGTCAATTATTCGGGATACACGCAGCCAGTCCCGGCGAGCGGCAATTATTCGTATCTTCTGAAAATCGCCTGCGCGGGCCTCACGACAAACCAACTCGTAGGGCTCCTGGTCGCGACCTCGTCCGGACCCTCCGGGAATCTCTACCTTTTCGGCACGGCGTCGAATACTTGCATCTCGCAGCGCGCGACCAATAGCACGACATTCTCGAGCAACACCGGGAGCCTCACAGGCTCGCCGGGCCTTGGATCGCCGGGCATCATGCCGATGCTTTACTACCGTTTCGACTGGAATGCCTCGACGAGTGCTTTCCTCGTGACGGTGAGTTTCAGCGGCGACAACGGCTCATTTTTCCTTTTGCAGTCAGAGCTCGCCTCGACGTTCCTCGGCACGCCGGCGCTCATCGGCTTCGGCGCCGAGAATCAATCAAGCGCGCACGCTATCGCCTCAGTGGATTTTTTCCGGAGAATCGCCTAAATGAAAGAGCTCAATATTCAACCCGTCGCGCTCACAAACGCGATCGCGAATTTACTAAACCCGAACGTCACCTCGCTCTCGGGCCCGGTCGGGTTCACCATGTCGCAGCCTTTCCTCATCGTCACGATGGCGCGCGTCGTCAACAAAGACTCGGCCGCGCATAACTGCACGTTCTATAAAGGCGCGACCGGCGCGAGCGCCGCGGGCACCGAGATATGGGCCAATGCCTTGAGCATCCCGGCGAATTCGTCGATCGTCGTTTTCTATGGGCGCCAGCGATTCGACGCGGCGGATTTTCTCACCGGCAAAGCGGACGCCAACACAGTGCTCACGCTGGAGATCGAGGCCGAGATCGGGGTCTCGGGCTGATCTGGAGATAGTGAGAAGCGCGGCAAAGCGTCGGCGTGAAGATCCGAGCAGCATTGCCGCCGATCCTTCCCAACCACCCAACGCAATGAGGCGCTGCAATATGGAACAGGAAATAAAATCCGATTTGTCGAAGGCCGCGGCCGACGCGAAGATCGTCGAGCAGGACGTCGCGGCTGCGAAGTCATGGCTCTCGAAGAATTGGCACTACGCGATCGCGTTCACGGTCGGCGGACTATTTCTAGGCCTGTCGATCGGGATCAAGGTCGGCAGCTATTTTCACGGTTAACGCTAATGAGTTCGCGCAACCTCGATGATCTTCGGCCCGAGATCCGCCCGCAAGTCGATGCGTTCCTGGCCGCCTGCAAGGCCGCCGGCGTCGATGTATTGGTGACCTGCACGCTGCGATCAAATGAGGAGCAGGCGGCGCTGTATGCGAAGGGCCGCACGACAGCGCCAATCGGTCGCAGATATGTCGTCACCGATGCGCCCGCCGGGAAGTCAGCGCATAACTTCGGGCTCGCTATCGATATCGTGCCAATGGTCGGCGGCAAACCTGACTGGCAGGGCGCCGATCCTGTCTGGCAGCAGGTCGGCAAACTGGGCGTCGCCGCGGGGCTCGAATGGGCGGGCGAGCCTGGGTTCCCGTTCCCCGAGGAGCCGCACTTTCAACATCCGACGTGGCGATCGCTGGCGGGAATCTCATGATAGCCGTCCCCTTGGTGCTGGAGCATTGCAAGCGGGCCGCAGGCTTCACGAAACTGAAAGCAAGGGTCGCGGCCGACTTTGCGAAAGCGAAAGCTCGATGGGCCTGGCGACATCGCACGAAGACCGCCGGCGGCCTGGCAATGGCGGCAGGATCCCTCGAGGGATTCATCACCTCGCACCCGGCGCTGGCCAAGAGCCTGCCAGGCAGCGGGACGATGCTCATCGTTTTCGGCGGTCTCGTAACGGCGATCGGCGGCTATAACACGCTCGCAGAGATCTTCGGCTGGAAGGACGATCCGGCGCCGTGAGCAAGCTCTCCCGCTGGCCGCGCGTCTATCAGGACCAGCTCGTCGAACCGGAGACCGATTTACTGCTGGACGACTTCGACGAGACGATCGCGGCCGATATCGAATCGACCCGCCGCGGCATGAAGGCCTTGAGCCCGGGGAGCAATCCGACGGCAGAATACCTCACGCTGCAAAACAAGCTCGTCGACGGATTGATCGCTGAGATGAAAGAACAGCGGCACGAGCTCGCCAAGGTCGTGCAGAGCGTGAACCGCAAGGCCTCGAAGAAGGCATTCGAGGATTTTTCTAAATCTATGAAAGAGGGAACTGACAAGAGACTCGATAGTATTCGCAACTGGGCGGCCGCGCTGATTGCGGCCGGCGGTTTCGCAATGGCGCTGTTAAGGAAATAAGGGGATGCAATTGGACGCACGACAAGCATTGATTTTAGTTTTCAGCTTCGGCGCGCTGTTCCTCGGGATACTGATCCTTTACGTTGCTGTGCGGATCCACCGAAAGGTCTCGGATCTGCACAGCAATGCGGTCGAGGGCGTCCCCGCGGCCGATGCCAGCCTGATCAGAAACGATATCGCCGCCATGCGTACGCACATGGTCAGCAATCACGATGAGATCGATGGGGAGCTGCGGCCGCTGGTCGCGGATACCAACTGGCTCGCCACCATGTTCGATCGGTTTTTAAAGTTCGAAAGCGATAAGCCGCCGCGGCCCGAGAAACGGCAGAGGCCGATTCCGACCCTGGTGTCAGTAAAAAAGGATCCGCCGGCATGAGCGAACTGAAGCTTTACTTTGGTCTCGCCGGCGCCGCGATTGTGCTGGCCGCCTTTACCTGGTGGAGCGTGCATCGCGAGCAGGTCGGGGAGCAGAAGATCATCAAGAAAGACGACGCCGCTCTCGCGGTTCGACATACCGAGGTCGTCGCCCAAACGGCCGCCAACATTGCCAAGGCCGACGCGGCCGATTTAGGAGCCGATCATGATCAGCAAGTTATCGATGCTTACCGCGCTGCTCACCCTGAGCAGCCTGTGCGGCTGTGCAGATCAACGGGTAATAGCGTCCAGCGAAGTCCCGCAAACCAAACCGCCAACGGCGGCGCTGCGGGTCCCAGGCCCGGATCCGCTGCTGTTCGAGAAGTGCAAGACGGAGCTGCTCAGCCAGGACCAGACATCGGGCCCGGGCTTGACGCCCTCGTGCAAGCAGCTGGACGAGTGGCGACGCTCTACCGTGACGAGCAGCTCCGGCAATGAGGCTGTGGTTTCGCCGCAAGCCAAAGCTCCCTGATATCCCGCCTTCGCCGTATCGGGTGCCGACGGTCGATATTAAGCCGCTGCAGCCGAAGGACCCCGATTACGTGGTCACCGAGACCGAGATGAGCCAAACCGGCATGTTTCGGATATTCCCATGGCTCAAAAAGAAGGACGAGCCCAAGTAATCCCATGGCCGTCAAGCGCAAATCATTGATTTCTGGAGCTTATAGGGATCAGTAGATCTTGTCGTAGCGCGCCCCCGCTACCACAGAATCTACCTGTGCCCGTCATCAGCATGATTTCCCGGGCTGCCAGGGTCGCGCGTACGTGATGGATGCCGGCGGGAACGCATGAAATCGGGCCGACTAGCTCCCTGAGGATGTCCCTGGCCGCCGGCACGTCGTCGCCCTCCAGGACTTCCCGCATGTTGAGCACCGTCGCCCGCCATTCGGCCGGAGAAGGCCTGGCTAAGGCGAAGTCGAGGTACGTCACATTGGTCTCCGCCTTGCGCTTGGCGGCTTCGATCGACGGCGCCGCGACCTCAGGGGTCAAAATACCGGCGTCCACGAGTCGCTGCAGCTCCTTTAGCTCCCGGTTGGCCGGCGGCGGCGCGACGACCGGCTGCTCCTCCTTCATGGCCTTGACGCCGAGCGCTATCGCCGCGTCCGACAGCATTTCCTTCAAGACTGGCGCGAGGATCATGTCCTCGGCGATCAGCATGGGGAAGGTGTGGGCATTGGCGCAGGCGTGGGCACCGCCCTGGTGGTGGGCGCCGCAGCGGTACCGGCGCTGGCCGCCGCCGTAGATGACGAGCTTCGAGCCGCACACGCCGCATTCCAGCAGCCCTGAGAGCAGGTATCGCTGACCGCGGGTGTGCGTAGTGTGCGTCCTGAATCGCGCTTGCACCCGGTTCCACGTGGACCGATCTATGATCGCCGGACATTCCCGGACGATCCATTCCGACTCGGGCCGCTCGCGCCGGGCGCGAATACCGGTGTCTGGATCCCTTGACCATTTCGACCGATTCCATACTTGGCGGCCAATGTAGCGCTCATTGCGCAGCAGCGCGTGCAGCGTCGAGACGAGCCATTTACCGCGCGGGTTAGACCTGGCCTTCCAGCCGGCGCCCGGCGAGGGTATGCCGCGTTCATTGAAATCGGCGGCGATCTCTTTGAGCGAGTCGCCGGCGGCGAACCTCGCGAAGATCTCTACGACGTGCTCGACGTTGTCGTACGCCTTACCGCCCGTCGACTTGCCGTCGCGCGCCAGGAATTCATGAGACGAGTGCGTGCGGTCCGCGATCATCGATCGCATCTCCTCGCTCATGATCCCGGACATGCCGGCCTGCATGCGCGCCGTGCGGCTGTAGGAATCGAAGCCGTCCTGTACGCCGACGACTCGCACGTTCCTGTAGCGAAGCCTGGACAGCATGGGCGCGAGATCCTGGCTGCGCGACAGCCGCGACAGATCGGAGATCAGGAGGACGTCGCCGGGCTGCAGCGCCTCGAGGGCCGCGAGGACTCCCGGACGGTTGCCGACGGCGGCGCCGCTGATTCCCTTATCCGAGAACCGCTGGCCGACATTGAGGCCGTGAGTCTTAGCATAGGCTTCGCATATTGCCCATTGATCGGTGATCGACGACTCGGATTGCTTGTCCGTGCTGAATCTTCCGTAGAGCAGGGCGCGCATTTTTAGTTTTGATCCCTCACCTTGGGCGGATTCTGCGGCGCAATGGGCTGCTGGCGCAACTTCTGGCGTACCGCGGCCTTGGCGAGCAGGCGGATCAGGCGCTGGACGGCGGGACTAGGCGTGCTCATTGCTTCGGCACCCCCTTCAACGCGCGCCGCAGTTCGATCGCTAGGCGCGCGCCGGTCGGATCCGCAGCGCGCCAAATCTGATCGGACCACCGCGGCGGCCCAGCGACCCCTGGGTGATGGTCCTGATACGAGACGCGCGCGACTTCGGTCTCCTCCTCGAGGAAGGCCTGCGCGGCCGCGACAAGGCGTTTGATTTTGGGGGCGCGCACGTCGGCTAGGATCGCCTTCAATTCTGCATCCGTCCTCGACTTCCTCATGGAAACATCTCGATTGCGCGGCCAGCGCGGCGCGACTTGTAAGCCTCACGCCGATGCATCGCATGGTCATAGCGTAAGTGGCAACGCTGGCACCAGAAACGCAGGTTATCGTCCGCACAGTTTTCTGGCGTGTGATCCAGGTGCGCGACTGTGCAAACGATACGTATGATTCGCAGCATTGCGTGATGCTCGTCGAGCATGCACCAGGCCCATTGACCTGGCGATGGCCATTGCAGCGCCAGACCGTTATCGCCGAGCGTGACAGCCTTATACCAAGTCCCGTCTCGCAACCGGCCGCCGAGCTGATAATTCGGGACGCCGCAGTCCTCGCATTTATTGTCGGCGCGCTTGCGTATCCGCTCGCGGATCTGCTGCCAGTCCGGCGGGTAGCGGTCTTTGTTTTCAGGCTTGATCGGCACGAGTCACTTCGCGTCGCTATAGCGATGCCATTCGCCGCTGTATGCCCATTCCATGCGCTCGTCTCCGCAGAACATGACAACAGTTCGGCTGTCCGCCGGCGCAGGCGAGTGCTTCGCATGATCGAGCGCTGCGAAGCAGGAAGAATAGGTCGGGTGAGGCGTGCGGATCATGTCGCGGCCGCCGTTTGTGATCAGGATGACGTACAGATAAATGAGGGTCATTGTTTTTCGTGCGCGGGCACGTCCTCGATAGGAATACTCCAGCGCAAGAAAAGCTTGCGCAGCATGTCGACGCCGTCTTCGCGCTTCACATTGGCGATGTATTGCATCTCCGAATCTGGCACGTTGAACGGAACAAACACCATCACCAGGCCGACGCGCGAGCCATAGATCTTCGAGGCGTCTCGCTCGGCGCGATCGATGATCTTTCGCATCTGCTGCGAGAGCGCGCGGTCGGCCTGGCGTACGGCCATTGCCTTTACCCTGCTCGAGAGCCGGCGGCCACACGTGCATCGGCAAGCCGCTGCTTGAGCAAATACCCCTCGAGCGGCCAGATCTTCTGTTTGGCATTCTCCCGCGCGATCTTGCGCCCGAGCTCGGCGTTGAAGTTCTCAGGCGAGGCGCAGGCCGATTCGCCTGTCACCGTGAACCCGTTCTCCAATACCAGCACGCAAATGGTTAGCAGATCGAGCGAGTGCGGAAACCACTGAACGCTCTCGTCTCCGTTCTTGCGCGCACTGCCGTAAACCCCGTCGCCGGCGACGAAGTAAAACTCATGCGCGATCGCCGCATCGATAGCGGCCGGCGTCACTCGCGGCGCGGTCAATCCCTTGTCTTGAATCTCCTGCTCAATCTGATCATCGGTCGCCATGCATTTCCCCTTGTTTTGGTTTGAAAAGACCCTGCATCGATTCGATTTGCGCCCGCAGCGTCATGTATTGATCCCAACATTCATCGCTGCAGATCGGCGCAGGCTCGCCGCGTGGAACGTGAGCGCTACACATCACGCACGTTCTATGCTCGGGCATCATAGCTTTCCCGTAGATTTGAGCCGCTCCAGCACCTTGACCATGAGCACGACGTCGCCGCTCGCTATCGCCTGTTCGCCCATCGTGATATCTGCTTTCATCATCGCGATTGCAAAGGCGCCAGCGCCTCTCAGCATCGGATCCGAATAGGCAGGGATAGATTCGTCGCGGATGCGGTTGCATTCGGCTTGGATGCCTTCGATCAGGTTCATGGCATCACGTACCTGGTCAGCGCGACGACGCCTGACATCGGATATTCGATCGCGCCGAGCGTCTTCAGCTGCGAGAGGTTCTTCTCAAAGCCCGAGCTGTTCTCTGAGACCTCGGCGCCCTGCGCGATCGCCACGCGCGCCATGGCGGTGGGGTGCTCATCGATGAGGGCGCGCAAGATCTTCGCCTTCGGCTCATTGACTATCGCCAGCCAGAAGTCCGCCGGCGGCGTGCCATCGTCGAACGGCGCCGCGGCCGAGGCCTCGCCCTCATGAGTGAATGCGACCTCGCCCTGGCGGGGATATTCGAGCATGCCCATCGTTTTCAGCGTGCTTAAGTTTTTCTCATAGCCGCTGCTCGACGGGCTGACCTTGCAAAAGGCGGCGAGCGTCGCCCTCGAGGCCGGGTAGATATCCCGATCCTTCAAGACGGCGAGCTGGTCGAGGATGACTTGCTGCGGCCGGCTGATGCGCGCGTCGCCGTTGTGTGGGACTTTTGCCGGAGCCGTTTTAACCTGTTTTAAGCCGTTTAAACCCGCTTTGGGCGCCGCGCTGTGTGGGGCCTTGATCGGCGGCGCTGCCGAGATCTTGAACACCGGAGGATGCGGCATCCCCTTTGACCAGGATTCGAGCGAGCCGTAATAGACCTCCAGTTGGTCGACGATCTCGGCGCGTCCTGCCGTCAAACCCTTGTGCCATTCCTCTTTGCGAATTGCATCGACGTCTGGCGAGAATTTCAAATCGCCCAACTTGGCGAGCTGGTCGTTTGCATTCTTGTTCTGCCGCTGCAGCTCCGCGATCTGTTTCTTAAGAGCCGCTGGATCATTGGCCTCTGCCGTTTTGACCGCATCGCCGATAATCGCGCGCAGCTTCTCCGGATCCACCGAGGCGGTCTTGACCTCGCCGATCGCCGCGTCGCCCGTGGGCGTCGCCGAATTATCGTAAGTGTGGATCCGCGGGAACTTGACCAACTCGAAGATCTTCTCCTCGCCGCTGCAGAGCCAGCCGGATCCGGTCGGGATCGAGGAGAGCGAGCTCGCGACCTTCTCGGTCGTCGCCTTATCCGTGTTCGCTTTCAGCCACTTGACGACCGGCTCTTGGTCCGCCGGCGCCGACATGCGATGCGCGATCATCGTTTCGCAGGATCCGAGCAATGCGTTGTGCAAGGCCTGCGTGCGCTGCGTGACCAGGATAAGCCTGATCCCTTTCGAGCGGCCGGCCGTGGCGATTGTCTTCGCCCAATGGATTGACATGTTTTCCGAGCCGATGCCCGATCGCTCTTTCGGTGCGAATAGGTGCGCCTCCTCGATAACGAGGTAAACGACCCCGCGCATCTTGCGGATCAGCGTCGGCGCGAAGTCGACGAAGAATTTCGCCTGGCCGCCCGGCTCAAAATCCGCCATGTCGATGATCGAGAGCGGCAGGGCGCCGCTCGCGACGATCTCGCCAATAGCTTTGCCGGATGAGCTGTGCAGCGGCACGTGCCCGCGGGGACCGCCCAAGATCTGAAAGGGAAGGCCTGCGCGCTTGCCGTCCGCGCTCGAGGTTAAGCCCCACCAGTCGGATTTGATGGGATCGAGCACGCACACGCGCGCCTCTCCAGCGACGACCTGCTCGACCATGAGTTTCGCGGTTGAGGTCTTGCCGGATCCGGTCTTGCCTAGTACGGCCGTGTGCTGTAGTAGCACACCCTGCGGAAACTTAAAGCTCACAGATAATCTCCGCAGCGCCGACAGCGCGTGACTACGTATTTCCCGGGCCGGTGGCCGAACAGCCAGCAGAACAGCCTTTTCATGTTGTTAATTTCCTATGCAGCGCAATGATGCGTTGCTCGTTTCGCGCCGTGATCCGTCCACGCTTAAGCTGTATCGCGCGCGTCTTGTAGCCAAGCTTTGCGGCCAGCGCTGATTTCGTGAAGCCTTCATCGACCAGTTGGCGTATCAGCCGCAGAGCCTTTCTCGCCGGCACGAAGGAGCGGTCCGCGCGCTGATCGAGACCTACACTTAAGATCTTGCGCTCGGTCCTCGCGCGGATCCGCAGGCGGTCGCCGTTCTTGATTTCGTGGATCATGGATCGCGCGATATCGGTCGCCGCGACCACCGACCATTGGCCGACGCCGGCGCGCGAGAGCTTTAAAAGGTGGGCCCGCGCCGGCCCGGCATCCACGATGCCATTCCAATCGCCGGCGAGGCGCGCAGCCTGGCGAATTCGTTCATAGTCGCTGTTCGATCGGCGGCACTTAAAGCATTTGCAGCCTGCCATGTAGCGCAGGCGATTGCCGTGCGGTCGCGATGAGCCGAGCTCCGAAATCGGACGCAAACCTCGGGCAGCGGGATTCATCGCGGACCAGCTGGCATGTCTGCCCAGTGAGTGACTTCCGGCAGCTCATCGCCATACTCGACGGCGTCGACGCCGAACCAGTAAACGCCGTCATAGAATCCGAGCCAGACAGGTTCACCCATGCCTGGCGCGAAGACGAGGACCGTCGTATCAGCGTCCGGCAGCTCCTCGGCAACAGCGATCCAGTTGATTGATTCGGCGCTCACGCCTGCTTGACCTCATTCTCTTTGCGGATCGCAACTTCCTCGCGATCGACGACGACGTCCCGCGGCGCTTTGACGCCGATGCGGACCTGGCTCGCATTGATCGCCATGACGGTGATCTCGACGTCCTTGCCAATCCGGATCGTCTCGCCGGCGCGCCTGGTGAGAATCAACATAGGAAACCTCCTTGGTTTTTAAGCCCGCAATGCCTTTGCGAGATAGGGATCGACGTCCGGCTGATTGAGCAGCCAGCGCTTGTAATCTGGCGGCACGTCGCCGAGCGGCACGCCCTTGTGCTTGCCGAATGGCATGACCTTCGGGATCCGAGCGCTCTCGGAGATCTCCCAAAGCTCAGCCCAGGTGGCACCCCGCGGCAGCAGCTTGATCTGGATCTCGGGCAACAGGACGTCGAAGATCATCCGGATATCGGCCACGGCCGAATGCGCGCCCTTGACCATGTCGCGCGCGTCGCGCTTGTCGATCATCAGGTGATAGACCATAGCGCCCAAGGAATGCGAGTCAGCGGCCGGCCAAAGCGATCGCGCGAGAGCGAGCGTGCAGATGCGCTTTACGTTCGGTTTCCCGAGCATTCGCCAATCGAAATCGACGTTATGGCCGACGATGTACTCGATGCCCTCGGCGACCGGATCCCATCCGATGAACGGCGGGAAGCCCTGCAGGTCCTCCTCAATGATGTGATGCGTCGCCATGGCGCCCAAGCTGATCGGGCGATCGCACGAATAGCGATAGGCGAAGTGATTCACTTCGCTGAAATCATCGAGCGGTCGCGGCGTGGCCAGCATCTGCGTATGCGCCAACTCGATGATCTTGTCTTCGTCACCCGTGCCGGTCGTTTCGGTGTCGAGAATGACGGCGCTCACGTGCGCCCGCTCGCCATGATCTTGCGGCTCGTCACCTTGAGCCCGGCGCCGACCACGCCCACCGCCTCGCCTTTTAAGGATTTGACGACCGTGCCGATCTTCACGAGATCCGGCGTCATGAATGAGGCATTGATTTTGGTGGCGTCAAGGATCTCGAATTCGTAGTGATCGCGAAACTGCGTACCGGCGACGCGCGCCGTATTCGCCTGCGCGATCGGTGCGACGACGGAAGAGGCGCGCGTCTCGAAAGTCTCGACTTTCGCATCCGCCTTCTCCTCGACGCGCGTCGCTTTAGCCTGCAGCTTGAGGGCCTCCTCGGCGCGACCGGCCGCGGCGGCCGCCTCTGCGTCTTTGCGCAGCTGCTCGGCCTCGGCGTCTGCCTTTCGCTTGGCGTCATCGGCGATCGCCTGCAGGCGCTTGCGCTCATCCTCGGCGATCTTGTCGAGCCTGGCCTGCTCGATCCTTCGCAGCCTCTCCTGCTCTGCATCCCACGCGATGACCTTCGCATCAACTATTCCCTTCGCCTTGGTCAACGTCGCGATCGGACCGGCGAAGAAATCCATGATGGTCTTCTTGGCCGCATCGATCGGGCGAGTGAGCGTCTTACGCGCATCGTCCAGCGTCTTGATCCGCGTGTTGAGCTGAGCGCGCACTTCCTGGGCCTTGGCGGAATCCGACGATGAAACGACTGCGAGCCCCTCGGCGTAGATCAGCGCCTTATTGGATTCCGAGGCCTCATCGCCCGCCGGCGTCGGGATCGACAGGTGCACTAAGTTAGTTGCCACCGCGGCCGCGGCGGGCTCAGGCGACTGCGCTGGTTTCGTTTTCGCTGACATTGAAGATTTCCCTATGATTGAAGCGGTGGACGTTCAAATAACTGACGAAATACGACCAGTCCGACGCCTCCTCGCATTTGATTAATTTGTAAGCGTTGCGCTTCAGCTGCAGGCAAAGGCGGCGCTTCGGTTTCTCATCGCACGCCTCGCGATATGCGGCCGTCTGCAGGCCGACCGCGCGCGGCACAGCGCCGCTTTTGAGGTCCAGCAGCCAGGTCGATCCCTTCCAGGTCCCGCGCTTATCGAGCGTGCCGGCATAGCGCTGCCGAGCGTTGTAGATCTGCTGCTCCGAATGCGTCACGACGAAACCTGTCTCGCTTAAAAACAGCTTGTAGGCGTTCAGATGCGGCACCAGCATGATGTCGAGATTCTCCTCATCGAGAATCCCGCGATCGAACAGATCCGTCGCCGCGTGGACGTGCTGGCCGAACCTACGCGAACGTTCGAGCAGCTCAGGATCCACGCGATCGAAGTTATCGATCGCGCGAAGGACCTGAGTGACGCTCGGAACCACGCGCCCGCCATAACGGTACGTGTGAGTCTCGACGTCGAAGGACAGCGAGGCTTTGACCATTTACCCCGCGCTCGCCTGGTCGATGACCACCATCGCGGCCTCGTAACTTGCGAGCGGCAGCTCCTCGAGGCTGTTTACCTCAAACCTCGCGAGCAGCAGACTTAAGCCAACGCCTTCCTCTTTCAGCTTATCCGCGAGCATCGTCGCCTGGTCCAGCGTTATCCGCTCGACTGGCGGATCCTGGGAGACGGGAATCTGCTTCGCCTGCGGCGCGCGGGTTTCCGGCTTGCCGGCGCGCGGCGTGACATCGATAGCATTCGCATACACGCGCTCCGCATCGTCCGGGTCAAACACGCCGGCGTAGCCGAAAGCGATGCGCCCGCACTGGATGATCGCCTTGTGGCGCGTCATGCGCTTGGGCATTTCATTCCACGGATTCGTGTCTCGATAGCACTCCTTCAGGTACTCGCGAACCACCGTGGGGCGGCTTCGATCCTTTCGCTTGATCTCGACCTCGACGAAATACTCGTCCTGATCGGTGCCGTCCGGAGCGGTGCGAATCTCCATGTAATCGAACTCGGGGCGCAGATTGATGAGGCGCACCCACCCATCGAAACCGATGATCGGCACGATCCCATTCTCGGACGGGAATGCGTAGATCTCGCGCGTGAACGGGTTTAGCCCGTATTCCTTGGCAATCACGAGCAGGGCCATCATCTGCTCATTGGTGACAACTTTCGCCTCGCCGCCGCCCTTCGGCGGGCGCTGCTTGAAGGCGGTCTGCTTCAAGGTCTCCAGCATCTTGTCCGCATCGATGCTGTACTTCGCGGCGAACTGTGCGACCAGGCCGGTCGATCGGCCGACGTCGACGGTCGCGACTTGAGTGCCCGTAGGATCTCGCGGCGCGAGCTCCGTTGATTTCTTCTGCTGTGATGCCATCAATTTTCCCCTAGCTGGTTTTTAAAGCTGAAATCTGCTCTATCAGGACTTTCGCGCAGGGCGCAGATCTGTCATCGAATATCGGCGCATCGCGCTCTCGCGCCGTTTCGCCTCGCGCTCGACCTTTCGCGCGTGGCTGAAAACCTCGTGAGCATCCCACCTGCGCAGCGCCCACTTGGCGAACGCGGTGGCTGCGAAATAGGCGAGCACGGCCGCGACCAGGAGCGCGGCTGAGATACAGATCATTTGCATTTGGCAATCTCCAGTTCCTTGAGGGTTTGTCGAACGCGCGCGCGAAACTGCGTGGCGCGAAGTTTTGATTCGAGCGATGTGCTGTCCGGATCCAGATCCGCCGAGAGCGTCAGGCGCGCATCGATATGGCGCAGCTCAGTGGTGAGCTCGGCGACCGGCGCGTCAAGCTTGGGCGTGGTCGAGGCCATCACGAAATGCCCTGCAGCGAAGTTTCGTCCGGGCCAGACGCGGGCGATGTCAGCCCATCATGAGTCGCTGCACTCCCGCAACGTTGCACCGCCGGGTGCGCCGGCGCCGTTGCGGATGATTCGAATTCGGCTTGACAGCAATCGCATTGCTGGATCACGCGCTCGACGTTGTCGGACTGGCGCTGCACGATGCAGCCGCACGGAAGTTTGTAGGTACTCATTGGCCGGGGAAGTACGTGCCACGCGCGACGCAATAGCCGAGCGCGAGGATGAGGGAGAGGACGATCGCGATTCCGAGCGCGCGCTTCATGGGCGCACACCGCTGTACATCCAGCGATCGCCGTGCTGGCCGGCTTCCGAGATCTGCTCCTCGAGCGCCGCCGCGGCGCGCACGATTCCATAGGCGCGCTCGGTGCGCACGTCCTTACCGAGATGCGGCGGCGTGCTCTGCAGCGCATCCTCGAAACACAGGTGACGCGCGAGCCAGTGCAAGGCCTGCGCTTGCTCGAGCGACAGCGTTACCCCGACGGTGCGGCCTTTCATGCCGACACCGGCGCGTAAGGACAATGCTTTGCATGACCTTCGTAGTCAGGATCGCACGTGCATGTCGGCCGCGGCTTGGCGCGAGTTTTGGCCAGCGCGCGGATGCGCACGACGTATAGATGGCCCTCGCAGCCTTCGGCGGACCAACTGACAATGAACGAGCGAAAGCCGCGATCGCGCGCGTATGGCGTTATGGTCACGGCGGTGCCCCTCTCGCGGACTTTCTTGATCAAGTCGCGAACTATCCACGGACGCTCAGCGCGCCAATTCGCGTGCATGTTGAAAACCGCGACGCTCATGAGCGCACCTTGACGATCTTGACGGCCGCGTCTTTGACCGATGCGAGACGAAAGCCGCGCAGCGTCTCTTTGCTGACGATCGCGCGAAGCGGCGTGGTGCCGTTGAACCAGGTGATGGTGACTTGGTACATGGGCCCTTACTCCGCCTGGGGCATGAGGAAGGCGAGGCCGTTGGCCAGAGCTGCGCGGCGCGCGAGGCTCTCAATGGCCTGAGTTTCTTCGGGGGAATACGCGGGAATCTGCTGCTGATCGGTGGGATTCATCTTTGCCTCCATTGCGCTGATGCGTACTTTCGACGTCGGCTATCCTACGGGAAACCGTAATGCCGTGTCAACGGAATCCCGTAATATGCGAGAAGGGTCACAATTACCCCTAAAATCAAGGGGTAGAGAACTAGTTCACGCTTCTTTTACGGATCGCCGGATAATCTTTAATTCAGCCAAGGAACGGAGGAATCACCATGCGTCTCAGGAATGTTCTGCTGTTTTTATTGACCGTTTTCGCGGGCGCAGCACACGCCGCGGAGCAGGTATCGGTTTTCGGTCTGCAGATCGGAAAGCCCTTCGCCGTACCTGAATGCCCCTTCAAGAAGGTCAGCAAAACCCTTAACTCATATGAGTTTTTCACGACCTCCATCTGCTTTCAGCGGGTCGCCGGAGTGAATGGGAGCGAAGCAGGCAAGGGAATCAATCTCTCCGACGATTACGTGGACATCGTCTGGCCGAGGGGCAGTGAGCCCGAAATTGCTCGGCCTGGAAGCGTATCGGTCGCAGTGATTGACGGAAACATCGAGCGGATGACGTTTGGAACGCTCGGCGTTGTATCGCAAGCGCGGGATATAAAGGTTCTTACCGACAAATTCGGATCGCCGACAACCGGCGGCGAGCAAATCGTCCAAAACGGCTACGGTGCGAAGGTGCAGGTGATTCGCGCGGAATGGAAAATCGAGGGAGTTTCGGTTGACTTCGACAGCGCGGGCTCGACATTTAATTCTGGTGTGGTGCGGATCCAGACCGCCAAGGGCATTGCGGCTATTCAGGCGGCGCTAGACAAATTGAATGCTGGCAAGCAAAGGCTCTAGTGCCGTCTTCGGCGTGTCCACTCATCTAGCCAAATAACGTTCAAACGGCCTTTTTTTTAATTTGCGGATGCGATCTCGTCTTCTCCAGGCGTTCGACCAGCGCCAACACAGCGGCCTCAATCGCACCGCGGTCCTTTGTGTTGAGGCTATCGAATCGCGCTCGATCGAACGCGAATGGCCAGCTATCCTTTGGGGATTGATATCGTGGTGCGTCCAAGTCTTCCGGCGCTCCTTTTCCGGTTTCCAAATAATTTACATTGACTCGAAGCACATCCGCGATCACGTGTAACCGCTTTGTGCTCTTGGAATCGCCGCGCTCGAGATCGTAGATTGTAGTCGGGCGCAGTCCGACCTTCACAGCCAATTGCTCGACTGTAAGTTTTCGCGTCTCGCGCCACCCCTTAATCCGCTCCCCGATCGTCACGCGGTCATTTAAACGGATTTCCGTAACGGAATGCCGTTGCGTATTAATTACGGAAAGTCGTAAGATCCGCGCCATGGCTACTCGCAAAAAGACTTGGGCAAGCAGAATCAGTGACTTGCAGGAAGCAGGACTGACTCTATCTGTGATCGGGGAAAAGATAGGACTTGCGACTTCGTCGGTCGGGGACATCGCGAGCGGCCGGAGCTCCTCGCCTCGAGGCGACGCCGCATTGAAGCTGTTCACGCTGCATGAGCAAACATGCGGCGATGCATCCACTAAGCCAGCGTCCGTCTAAATGGCCGCCGATTTGGGCGACCTCAAGCGCCTGAAAATTACCGCGGAGACACGCGCATGGCTGCAGGCCGAAGCTCATAGCACCGGTAAGTCTCACCAGGAAATTGCTCGAGATCAGCTTCATGCGATTGCCCTTGAAAGGATTCGAGCCGCAAAGGTACTTGTCAGTCTGTCCCCAGCCGAGGGCCACAGTGGGGACGGGCAGGGCCATTCCGGAAAACGCCACAAATGAGGGCCAGAAGCCTGAAGCCCGGCTTGTTCAAAAACGAGCTCTTGGGCACCGCGGATCCGCTCCTCACTGTCCTATTCACCGGATTGTGGTGCGAAGCTGATCGCGAAGGTCGTCTCGAAGATCGGCCGCTTCGGATCCGCGCCGAAGTTTTTCCCTACCGACACGACCTCGATATCGAGCCGCACCTGCAATGGCTGCACAACAATTTCTTCATTGTTCGCTACATCGCTAAGCGAATGAAATTAATACAGGTTTTAGCATTCTCTGAGCATCAAAGGCCGCACGTAAATGAGGCTAAAAGTGTGCTTCCCCCAATGTCTGAGAAAAGCACTACCAAGGTAGCAAGTCAGCACTACCAAGGTAGTGCGTCGGCACAACCTAAATCCGAGCACTTCGCTCTGAATCCCTCTTCTCTGACTCCTGACTCCGGACTCCTGACTCCTGAATCAGGACTGATGACTCCTGAATCCAAGTCGGAGGGCTCGCGCGGCAAGCGCGCGATCGCGACGCGCATTCCGGACGATTTCGAGCTGACTGGTCCGCGAATGGACATCGCCGTCGCTGAAGGCGTGGATCCAGTCCGCACCATCGCCAAGTTCGTCGATTACTGGAAATCGGCCAGTGGTCCAAAGGCACGCAAACTCGATTGGGAGGCGACCTGGCGAAATTGGTGCAGAACCGAGTCGGATCGCAATCGCCCACGCAGGACTCGCTTCGATGAGCTGAAAAGCTCGGATCCGGATGCGCACAAGGATCACGGCTTTGGCTAAAACGCGCGAAATCTCAGCTCGATCGAAACGTGTATGGCAGCGCCTCGAGGAGTGGTACGGAGCTCGGCTTCTGGAGTCCTACGGCAAGGACATTCCGCACGATTGGTCGAGACTCGTGGATGGCACTGATAACGAAACGGTCAAGCGCGGCCTCTCGATCATCCGCAACCGCTATCTCGATCACCCGCCGACTCTTCCGCAGTTCGAGCAAGCGATGCGACCCGCGGCGGCAGCCAACCACGGACCAAGCCCTGGCGATGTGCTCTGCGCTTTCGTGATGAAAACATACGGATCAAGACTCACCGCAAAACAGATCCGCGAAACGTGGACGTACTTCGGCACCGCGGCGGGTGAGATCGCCGGCGTCATCGTGCCTGCCGATGGGGATTCGCCCGCGGTACGAGTAACGCTGCTCGATGTGCAATCAGGGCAGCAGGCCTTCGTCGCATGATCAGCACTCAATTCGCCGATAAGGACATCGAGCTGCAGTTCATCCGTGAGTTCTCGGTCGCCGGCAACAATATCGGCACATGCCTGAGTTCCGAGGATAGGCGCGAGCGGATCCGCATCGCAATTTTCTCAGCCAACCTGCAGGACAAGATATTCCGCGACAGCGGTATGACCTACGCAACCGCGTATCGGCAGTGCTACGGCAAGCCGCTCGACATGCGCCGCCATCCGAGGCCCGGCCCATGATCGATCGCGGATTTCACGACTTCGACGTCGAGGCCTTCTTCGTCACGCGATTAGCGCAACACGGCACCAGCATCACGATCGGTCGCACCGATCCGAAGATTCGAAAAGATCGGATCCGCAAAGCGATTCTCGATAACAAACGAGAATTTACAATCATCGGCCAATTCGCTGGCAGCAAAAAGGCCGAGACCTATCAGCAATTATTCGAGCGCCACTACGGCGAGCCGCTTTCACTGACAGCGAAAACTCAAAAAGGATAAAAATATGCTCAATTTACCGAAGAAAAACGTAACTCTAGCGACGCACATCAATGGTCGCACGCAAAAGCACGGCGAGGAGCACGTGCCGTACATCGATTTGAAATTAACGACGCTGCTCACCGCCAAGCAGACGATCGCCCTCACAGGGGAGTCTCACATTACGGATGCGTGGTTCAAAACGGAAGGCGGGGAGCTCGCGGATCCATTGCTCAAGGATTGGGCGCCGTATCGCAAGAACGGCAAGTTCAAGGATTCGCTCTGCGCCTTTACCGTTGGCGTCAATGCCAAGAAAATCGACATGGGCAATTGCACGATCAAATCCTGCACCTTCCAGCCGCAGGATCGCGGATCGACGCTGCTCACCTGCACCGTGCAGGCGCCGGCGACGATGAAATCGATTGAGATCCTGCTTTGGATGGGCCATCAAATCGAGGGCAAGCTGCAGTTCGGGGAAATGGAGGTCGATGAGAATCAGCAGGATTTGGGCCTCGAGACACCCAGCGACGACGAGGCCGGCGATGATGACGACGGTGACGATTCAGACACCGCGGCGGAGTAGCAATGTCCGCCGCAATCTTGCGCATCGTCGTGTACGGCTCGCCGGCGCCGCAAGGCTCGAAGAAGTTTGTTGGCATGATCAACGGTCACGGCATGCTGGTCGAATCATCGAAGAAGGTGAAACCGTGGCGCCAGGACGTTGTCGCCGCCGCGATCAAAGCTCGCGAGGCCTCTGGCAATCCGGCGCCGCTCGATTGTGCGCTATCGGTGCGGATGATCTTCACCGTGCCGAAACCAAAATCGGCACCGAAGCGAAAGCGCGTCCACGCGATGCGAAAGCCCGATGTCTCAAAGCTCGCCCGCAGCACCGAAGATGCGCTCACCACGGCTGGCATCTGGACTGACGATTCGCGCGTCGTGCAATACGAGCGGCTCGCGAAAGTGTTTCCGCGAGAAGACGATGAAGCGCTGGAGAGCAGCGGCGTCGTAATTGAGATCAGATCAATCGTTTGAAGGAGAAAATCATGAGCTTCAGTTTCCTTGTGTTGATCCTGGCGCTGATATTTGCCGCTCTTGCATGCGTGCCATGGGGCAACCCATCACGTCCGTGGACGCCATACTTTTGGCCGCTGTCGTGGTTTTGCTTCGTGCTCGCGGCGGTGCTCACCCATGGCGGCATAAATTGGCGTGGATAAGAAACTCGAAATGTCGGACGAGGAATGCAACGGCAGCGACGATGGCAGTTGGCTCGGGTTTTGGATCGTCATCGGGATCATCGTCGCTATCGGTTTGGCTGCGATGTACGGCTATTCGCAATATACGTCCGTACTGCAGTGATCCGAATCTCGCCCAACGGTAAGCGCATGCGATCGCAAATCGTTGCGCGAGATCTTCCGCGTGTGACGCGATCGCCAATTCCGAAGCGTCGCAATTTCGAGCGATTGAAATGGTGGCTTAATCGAGCCTTGTGGGTTTTCACGCTTTGCACGATCACGGGGCAGTGAAATGGCTGATCTAACCTTTGGAATGCGAGTTGTGCTGGCATGGCTGGGCGTGACTCTGATTGGTTTGTCGATCTCCGCAATATGGATCGGCGTAAAAATGTGCCTCGCCTCCATGTTCAACGTGTGGGATCCATAAATGCAGATCAACATCAAGGTCGACACATCGCTGCTCGAAAAGAACATGAAGCGATATGCGAAGAATCTGGCGTTTTCGACCGCGCAGGCCTTGAACGATGCGGCAAAGGAAGCTCAAAAGCGGATCCGCGAAAACTTACGCGCGAGATTCCACATCCGAGAAGCCGCATTCATGGATCGCACGATCAAGATCTTTGCCTTTGCCAATGCTCGGGCGAATCGGCCATATGCCGAACTCGGCGTCGACAACAAGAAGCGATTGCTGCTGTCGATCTTCGAAGAAGGCGGCGCGCGATTACCGTTTGTCGGCAAGAACTTAGCGGTGCCAATCACCGGCCAAGCTGCACGCCCTGGCATTGGCGATAG